AAAACTTTACACAAGAAACAGGTATGACCCAGAGTGATTGGAACAGTATGACGCCAGAACAACGCGCTCCATTTATGTAATAGGACAATTTTATGACACCAGAACAGTACCAAGCGATTGAAGATTACAAGGCTATGATGGCGGCTGGAGAGCCTAAAGAGAGAGTTAGAACTATGGCTCAAGGTGTTACTCTTGGTGGCGCTGATGAAATGGAAGCCGCGCTAAGGTCATTATTGCCCGGCCAAGATTACGATACAGCTCTAATGCAAATAAGGAAATCACTCGATGAATACAATAAGGCGTACCCTAAATCGTCACTTGGGTATGAAATGGCTGGTGCATCTATACCAGCTATACTAACAGCGATTGCCACAAAGGGTAAGGGTAACGCTGGTATGAAAAATTATGTTGCCGCTAGTTTACAGCCAAAATACAGGCAGGCGATATCAAGTGTAATAGGCACAACCACACCACAAACTTACAAGGGCGCGGCTGGTGCAGGCGTAGGAGCTGGTGCAGTTTATGGGTTTAATACTGGCGAAGGTGGCATTACAGAGCGCATGTTTAACGCCGCCCCAGCGTCTATTGGCGGTGGTATTGCCGCCCCAGCTCTAAAGTTTGCTGGCGGAGTAATTAGTGGAATTGCTAATAAAGTTATTGATAAAATTAGGCAGAGAAAAGGCCAGAGCGTCGGATCTTTAGCGGAGATGGAATTACAAAGACTTGTTAGGTCTACAGGTAAGTCAGTAGATGAAGTTTTAGAAGACATTGCGTCTGGCAGAATTATGGCTGAAAACGCTGATTTAGTAATGGAAGTCAGGGGTTATTATAATCAGGGTCTTAAGCCAGCAAAAGACATAAAAGATATATTAGGTGATAGGCCAACAACATTGCGTAATAAAGCTATTAAGGAATTGCAGGCCAACACATCTCAATTTGATGATCCTAATATAACTAGAGCTATGAAAGAAACTGTTGATGAGGGTAAAATCACAGAAGCCAAGGCGTATAAGCAATTTGAAACTGTGGACGCAACTGCTGGACTAATGAGGGAAGTTGAAAACATTATTAAACTTGTGCCGAGCGCGGCTGATAGCTTAAAACAAATATTAAATATAGGTGGTAATAAACTTACAGTTAAAAAAGATGGCAGTGTTAGTTTTGCCAGCCCACTTACTATATCTCAAGTGGAAGGTATTAGAAGGCAGATAAGAGACACAGTTAAGCAGAACTTTAGCTCTGGCGAAAACGAATTAGCCATCGCGCAGAAATCTGTACAGCAAAAGCTCACTGATGCAATTGACCTAGATGCTCCTGATTTGCCAAAGGTTCGGCTTGAGGCAAAAAATCGCAGAGTGATTAGAGATGCATATAGTGAAGGTAAAAATATTCTTAAAAAAGAAGCCGATGAAGTGCCTATAATATTTAGTGACATAGAGGCAATGGGTGATGATGCTGTAAAAGCGTTTAGGTCTGGCTATATGTCCAGCTTGAGGAATGCGGTTACCACCACGAAACAAAATACATTAATGAATAAATTGCGAGATCAAACAACTAAGGAAAGCATGATACTTCGAGCTTTATACCCAGAAGAGAGCTTAGATGAAATCGTAAAGAAAATAGATATTGCGGCTGATAGTCAGTATGCATCTGGAAAAGTTTTATCTGGTAGCCCAACTGCTGGAACTGACGCGGCTATGAAAAGGCAAGGCCAAGATACAGATTTATTTGGCATTGTAGTAAGCGGTCTGGCAGGGCAGTTTTCTCCACGCGGATTTGCAAATGCATTACAGACTTACATGAAAAAATCTGCACCAGCGCTTAGTGAAGCTGATCGTGGTAAAGTTGTTGATGTGCTTTTATCTAATGACGCCGCATATGTAAAATCTATACTTAAAGATGAACGTGGTTTAGCTAATCTGAAAACTTTCATAGATACAAATTTAGCTAGAATATCAAATGTGGCAGGCGCTCGCGCTGTGCCTGCTGGAATAGAAAGATATTAAGGAAAAGACATGGAACTAAAACCTAAAACAATGACTGAAATTGAAGGCATAGTTTCTAATGCTATTGATGACGCTGTATCTTTTGTCGAAGGCGAGATAATGGATGAAAGGATTAGGGCGCAGGAATACTACGATGGCGAGGTTGATTTAGGTCATGAAGATGGCAGGAGCAAAGTTGTTGCAACAAAAGTGCGTGACACAATAAGAGCTGTAAAGCCAAGTTTAATGCGTATTTTCCTAAGCACTGCAAAGCCAGTTGAATACATACCACGTGGCGCAGAGGATGTGCCTATGGCAGATCAAGCTACAGAATTTATGCACCATGAATTTACCAGATTAAATGGGTATCGCGTGATTAATGATGCGTTCCAAGATGCACTTGTTAAGAAGCAAGGTATCGTTAAGGCATATTGGATGACATATCCCGAAGCTGAAATACATACATATACTGATTTGTCTGATGAGGAATACACATACCTAATTGATGATGAAAATGTGCAAGTGTTGGAACATTCGATGGAAATGAACATTGAGATAGATCCAATGGGTACGGAAGTGGAAATGCCTATTCACAGCGCAAAGATCAGCCGACAAAGTGAAAAAGGCGAATTGTGTATACAGAGCGTTCCGCCAGAGGAATTTTTTATCAGCAGAGATGCTAGGACAATTGAAGACGCATATGTGGTAGCTCACAGAACAGAGATGAGAGCTGGCGATGTGATTGCGATGGGCTTTGATAAAGATATAGTAATGGATCTTAACAGCCTAGAAGGTGGTGGCGTTGTCTCATCTGAGGAAGATTACACAAGGCGTGGATACGATGCAGATTTTAAAGAAGAAAGTGCATCAGATCCATCAATGAAAAATGTTACCATTACTGAAGCATACATGAGAATTGATGTTGAAGGAACTGGCATACCTATATTGCACAAGATAACTTGTGGCGGCACAAAGTATAAGGTTTTGGACTTTGAGCCATGCGATGAGACACCATTTGCTAAATTTGAAATAGATCCTGAGCCACATGCATTTTATGGTAGATCACTAGCTGAGATTGTTATGGATGATCAGGACGCGGCAACATCAATTTTACGTGGCATTTTAGATAACGTAGCAATGACAAACAACCCACGTATGGCAGTGACACCGGGGGTTAATATTGATGACCTACTTAATAATGAAATTGGGTCAATCGTTAGAATGCAACAAATGGGTCAAGTGCAGGATTTATCAGTACCATTTGTTGCAGGCCAGACATTAAACGCATTAACTTACTTAGATAGCCTTGTAGAGACAAAAACAGGCGTATCCAGAGCCTCTATGGGGTTAGACCCAGATGCAATGCAGTCTACGACTAAAGCGGCTGTACAGGCCACAATACAGGCTGGAGCTGGTCAAACTGAAGTGATGGTGAGAAACCTCGCAGATGGTATGCGTGACTTATTTGGATTAATGTTGAGAATTACCCACAAGAATGTTGATGAAGAGCAGATGATGCGTATGAACGGCAGATTTGTTCCTGTTGATCCTCGCGTTTGGGATGGCTCAATGGATGTTATGATCAATGTTGGATTAGGTACTGGCAGGGAAGAAGAAAAGGCAATTGCACTTAACCAAGCTCTGCAAATGCAACAACTTGTGTATCAAACATACGGCGCACAAAACGGCTTAGTGTCGATGACAAACATCAGAAATACATTAGCTGATCAATTGGCAGTTGCAGGAATACGAAATGCTGACAGATACTTTGCGCCAATTACTGAAGAAATTGAAATGCAAATGTTACAGCAACAGCAGGCGGCTCAAGAGGCACAAGGTCAAGCGCAAGATCCAAACGCCGCGTTCTTGCAGGCAGAACAAATGAAAGTGCAAGCTAAGATGCAGGCAGATGCCGCCAAGTTGCAAATGGATATGATGAAAAATGCTCAGGCTGACGATTTAAAACGTGACCAGATGGCGCAAGATTTACTTGTAGACGCCGCCAAGATTTATGGTGAATATGGTACAAAAGTTGACGTCGCCAGAGTAAAAGCCGAGCAAGATAAAAATCGCATGATTGGTGGCATTGCACAAGGGAATATGTCATAATGGCGCAAGTGATTAGATTAGAAGCTGAGGAAGCCAAGCGTTTAAAAAACGATACAGCTTTCCAAAAGTTTGTAGAGAATGTTCGTGAAGATCAAATGAAGATTTTTGCGGAGAGTAGTGCATCAGACGTCGATGTGCGTGAGGAAGCTCATTCAATAGTGAGAGCTTTAAACCAGATTGAAGTATGTCTTGACGCCCATATATCGGCAGAGACACTCTTAAATCGCAAACAAAGAAAGTAGCACCGATGGAATCGACTACACTTGAACAGGCTGTAGAAAGCATAATTGAAAATCCAGAAGCGCAAGCTGAGGAACAAAATTTAGACGAAGTTGAAGGGCAGGAAGTCAGTGATGACGAAGCTGTTATTGAAGCCGAGGGTTTAGATGACACTGAAGAGCTATCCAGTGAGGATGATGGCGAAATCGACTACGAAGAACCAGAGGCGGAAGATGCCGAGCCAGACCAAGAAATGCTTTACACTGTCAAGATTGATGGTGTTGAAGAAAAATGGACACTGGAAGAGCTAAAACGTGATGCTTCGGGGCAGAAGGCGATTAACAACAGGTTTCAAGAAATTGCGAGAATACGAAAAGAATTCGAGCAAAAAGAAGCTGAAGTAGCAAAGCAAATACAATCTTCTTTAGATTTAGCTGACAGGTTACAAAAGAATGGTATGACACCACCTACGCAACCAAACTCAGAAGATTATTCTGACGATCCCATTGGATATATGCAGGCTAAAATTCTGTTCGATGAAGCGAAGAGTGAATATGATCAAACTATGTATCAGGTTCAAGTGCAACGGCAACAACAGGAACTACAACAACAGCAAGCTCAGGCGCAAGCGGAACAAACGTATTTGCAAGAGCAGGCCGCAATACTTATAGAACGTATTCCAGAAATAGCAGATCCAGAGAAAGGCGATGCAATTAAGAAAGCATTATCTGACACTGGTGTAGCTTATGGATTTTCCGAACAAGAAATGTCTATGGTAGTAGATGCCAGATACATTGATGCATTAAATGATGCTAGGAAATGGCGGAACTTAGTTTCTAAACGTAAGGCCACGCAATCAAAGGGCGGTAAGGCACGTCCAGTAGTTAAGGCTGGCACTAAAAAGCAAAAATCTAGCGGTGTAGAAGTGGCGCGAAATAAGGCGCAACAGCGTCTTGCAAAAACAGGCTCAATCGAAGATGCGATTAGTCTGATGTTAAACAATGATTAACATTAAGTTAGTCTTCTAAGTCTCTGAAAGGACACAAAAATGGCACAAGCGGCGAATACTTTTGACAGTTACGATGCAGTGGGCATCAAGGAGCAGTTGAGTGATATTATTACTTCCATTGCTCCGGAAGAAACACCCTTTTACACCAAGTGTAAAAAAACAACGGCTAGAAATACTCTAGTTGAATGGCAGACAGATGCACTTCGTGCAAGCGCTGGGAACTCGCACATTGAAGGCGATGTAACTACTGCTGAAGCGAGATCTGCGACCACAAGACTTGGAAATTATACAAACATTTTCAAAAATGCCGTTGTGGTTCCTGACACAGATGAGGGCTTAGATAAAGCCGGCCGGAACTCAGAAATTGCGTACCAAGTTTTAAAGGTCGCAAAGGAGCAGAAGCTCGATATAGAAAAGGCTTTATTCGCCAATAATGCGCGCGTAGCCGGTAATTCTACCACTGCCAGAGAGCTTGCTGGTCTACCAGCATGGATGCTTACAAACGTAAATTTTGTATCTGCATCTTCTGGCGCAAACCCAACTGGTGATGGTACAGATGCACGTACTGACAGTGGCGCTCCAACTGCTTTCACGCAAGCTAAATTTGACGACGTTATGCAGTCAATTTGGGAAGAAGGCGGAAAGCCAGACACAGTTTACTTGTCTGCGTTCCAAATGAACAAAGCGTTAGCATTCACTGGTAACAACAACCAGCGTAGTGCAGTACAAGCTGGCGACGAGCGTGTTATAAAAAGTTTAGCCGTGTACGTAACTCCTTGGGGATCGGTAGAATTTTTGCCTAGCCGGGAAAATAGATCACGCGATGTATTCATTACTCAGGACAATATGTTTGAGGTTGCGGTACTTCGTGGAACTAAAAATGTTGCGTTGGCGAAAACCGGTGACGCAAGCGTCCGGCAAGTTGTGACAGAACTAACGCTCTGCGTTAAAAATGAGAAATCATCTGGTATGATTGCTGATAACACAACATCATAATCTAACAATTTGGGGCGGCTCTGGTCGCCCCTTTATCTATTAATGGGAGAAACAAATGAAAAAAGTTAAAGTTAATTCAATCAAGTTAAATTGCAGTAAAGGTCGTATTGAAAAAGGCGAGATCACAACTTTACCTGATGATGAAGTTGCAAAGATTGTAAAATTAAGGCCACACGTAATTACTATTTTGGATAGTGTTGAGGAAAAGCCAAAAAAGGTTGCTAAAAAATCAATCTTAAAACGCGCAAGAAATTCTAATGGAACATTAAAAGCTGATGATCCAAGTACCCCTAATATTAACGAGGCATGGGAAAAGAAATAATGGCTAAACCAAGAGCAGGCAAAGCAAGAGTAAAAGTAGTTAATGGAAGAAAAATTAGCTACGGACAAGCTGGCCTAGCAAGCGATGGTAAGCCGAGAGTTAGAGCTGGCACAAAAAAGGGCGACGCCTATTGTGCTAGATCTGCTGGTCAAAAGAAACGATCACCTAAAGCGGCTAAAAATCCAAATAGCCCATTAAATTTATCACGTAAGCGCTGGAAGTGCGTTGGCAAGAAATCTAAGAGAGCATAAAATGTCTGGTTTATCAAATAAAATTAATGAAAATATGTACGTTGATGATGACAAGTTAATTATCAAAAGAACGCACAATGCAAATCAAATGCTTGAAGATGCGGCTCACGCACGTGAAGTTACTGATAATAGCTTTGGCACAGATTATAAGCACGTTGGTAATGTTGATATGGCACTGCTTGGCGTATGGTTAAAAGAAGCTGGCGTTGAGTGGACTGATACACATGCAGTTAAAGAAGTGCTAAAGAAAAAATTAATGAGTAATGAATTTAAGTCATTGCGCGTTTGGGAAGGTGCGTACTGATGGAAATGGCAGACCTATGGAGTGGCACGCTCACATTCGCATTGGCGTTTGTGGGTTTTGTTTTACGCGGATATGTTCTAGAGTTGAATAGATTACAAATTCTGTTGAACAGAACGCGAGAGGAATATGTGACCAAAGCTGATAACAGTGTGTCAATGAATAGATTGTTTAGCAGATTAGACGCAATAGACGCTAAGATGGATCGCATACTAGAACGGAAGTAAAATGCTACGTTTTTTTATAACAAGTTTTTTCATCATTTTTGGCAGTTTTATCTATGCTGAAGATGACACAATAAATACGAATACCAATATCAATTCAAGTGGGTCTATGGATACAACTATACAAAGCCCACCACCATCTGCGATCTCACCACAAGTTAGCACAAGCGGATCTGATTTGTGCGTCGTGGGGATCTCAGGCGCAGTGCAAACGCAGATATTAGGCATCTCTGCTGGCAAGACTGTAAAAGACTTGAACTGTGAACGCCTGCGCGCCGCCCGGTTGCTATATGACACCGGCATGAAGGTTGCTTCTGTGGCTTTGCTCTGTGGTGATGATCGGGTCAAATTGGCAATGAAAAATGCTGGAACTTACTGCCCGGTGGATGGAAAAATAGGGGATGAAGCTAGGCTTGAATGGGAAATGAGAGCAGTAGAGGCTAGAATAAGTGAAGACCAAAAAAATTTAGTAGAAAGAATGTTTGATGAAGATGCAGAAACGAAAGTTGGGCTGGGTGTTATCATTAGCACTTTGTTCTTCCTACTCTTACTCTAACGCCGATCCATATAGTTATTGGGCGAGTACGAATGCCGCCAAAAATGGATTGAGTTGGAGTATGTCATCTGTCTTACCATCAATTGGCGGCGTAGATATAAATGGCCTGATTTACAGATATACTACAGAAAAAGAAACAGACGCAGATATGAAGGTTACAGTCGGTAATCTAAATTTTGGCGGCGATGGCTACTTATTTAAAGAAACTGATGATTGGTCTGGCGTCCCATCGAATACAATCACAAAGTCATTTCCATTAAATAACATTCCGCTAGAAAATTGGGGCGATGGGTCTATCACAGTTGAGGGTGATGGTACTGTTAAGGATGCTACAGTTGTATATACATTCCGCGTTGATGAATGTTATGACCCACAGCTTAATCCAAGTTGCGCTGGGTATAAGAAGCCCATCCCAGAGATCCCAGAGGTTGAGGTTTATAATGCGTTAGAAGACGACGCAGTTGTAGACGCAATTGAAGAGGAAGAATACGAATATCCAGATGAGGCTAAGATCCCAGAGGATGACGAAGACGATGATAAGCCAACGAAAATAGAGCTGGGTTTAATGTCTTCCGAAAATGCCTTAACTATGTTTCAAGAATATCAGCAGGGCGAAATGATTAATATTATTAATTTACAGACCAATATTCAAACATACTATAATTCTACGATTAATGGTGGTATATATAAAGATAAATATAAATTAAGTGAAAAACAAATGCCAGATAACAAAAGAGCTTTAAGGGCTAATTTGGCACAACAACTAAAGCATGAACAAATGGTAGACATGCAGTACAATAAGTGAGGTTAATATGAAATATTTAGCAATACCACTATTAGCACTAGCTACACCAGCTTTTGCAGATAGTGTCGATATAGTGGGCAACGTGTCTGCGAAATGTATAATCCAGACAACTAAAAGCGGTGTATTTGGATCTCCTACGGCAAACAAGTTAAGTACAAGCCCAAGTGATGGCGGAATACACCCAGAGGTTAGAATAGATGTGGCAATTGCGAATAGCTACACAGCCAATATCACGCATCCAACAACTTTTACCTCATCACCATCCCTAAATGACACTGTGACGTGGACAGGGTCTGTCAGCGTTGTGAATACGAGTGACGCGGCTATGTCATCATATGACACTAACAAGACCACGGCTGGGGCTACCACAAGTTACTCGTTAACAACTGCTGGCTCTACATGGTTTGCAATATCAAGCGTTGCTGAATATGGCGGTGGCAAGCCGTTTACAGGCGGAACGTATACAGCGCAGGCTACAATATCGTGTATACCCACCTAAAAGCGATTGTAATTGCTACGTTATTGGGGTCTGGCGTATCTGCTCACGAACAGACCCCAGCTTACCCTAAAAAGCAGTATTCCACAGTGGATGGGATTGTTAAATTTGAGCTGTCAATTTTTAATTCAAGGGAAGAGGTAAAGTATTACCAAATTGGTGTATTTGATAAAAATTTTGTGGGGCTTCCATTTTCGTCAAAATATAGGATAATGAAAGTCGATTACAAAACGAGAGTGAATTTTGACGTATATGTTAGGAAGGTTGATTTAGATAGGGCAATGTATATTTGCACAAAATCAAAACTGCTAAAAGATAACAAATCTAAGCCGTTTGTGTCATCTTTGATATGCTCAAAAATTATGGAGAAAACTAAATGAAATATGCAATCATTCTATCCTTAATTGCTGGCAGTGCATTAGCTGATAGCTCGTCACTATCTCTGGCGCTACCAACACCTAATATTAATACTCAATCCGATAGAATAAGGTCTGGCAGTATAGAATGCTCAAACTCTATCTCTGGGTCTACACTGCTGGAATATGGGTTAACTGGTTTGATCTCTGGACTTGATACGAATGCTAGAGGTAAAGATATTGGCGTTTATGCACGCATTGTCATTCCACTAAATGCGCCTAAGAAACGTATTGAATGCCAGAAATTATTTGAGGTTGAGCTGTTACAGCGCAAAATGGAAATACGCATGTTGCAGGAAGAGCTGAATGCAATGAAAAATCTGCAATCTACAAATATGGAATTTGAGAACTAATGGTCGATACAACTAAAATCGCGGATGGTATTGATGGTTTAGCTGACCGCCAACTACAAGCTGGGGGCATGAAGCTGACGGCTGGATCTATAATAGCAATATTTGCATTCCTGTCTACAGTGGGATCTGGCCTATATGGCGGCTTGTTAATGTGGCAAAAGATAGAAGAGGTTGCTGGCCTTGATTTACAAGAATACCAAACCCAAATGGAATTGATGGACGCTAACATTCAGCAAACTATGGATTACACACGCGAGATTAAAACTGGACTTCGTGACGATATTTTAAGCATTGAGCGCCAAGCCGACAGAGTTGAGGACATGGTGCGAAAATCTGAGGACAATGTTAGGGAGATGATCGACAAGGCTGAGGTGCGCTTTGAAAATCAGAGAGAACGTGTTAGAGTTTCACAAAGTGGCGAGATGAAAGAGCTGGAAGATAAATTGATGGGTAAGTTGCAACGAGCGCTTGATAACCCATTAGCAGATTAGGATTATAACAATGGATGAATTTAAAAAATTTGATGTAGATGGAAATGGCACGATTGATCAGGCTGAATGGGATCGCATGGCTCTGGAAGACAGGCGCTTGCGAATGCAGGATGAGGATGCCCAGCGAGATGCAATTAGGTCAATGACATGGTTTGCGCTGTTTGGAATGTTGCTATACCCATTTGCCGTGATTGGCGCTGTAATTTTTGGATTAGATGAGGCCGCAAAAATATTAGGATCGATGGCAAGCATTTACTTTGTGTCTGTGGCTGGTATCGTATCTGTATTTTTTGGGGCTAACGCATTGGCGAAAGGAAAAGACAAATGATTGGATTAGGATTAATAGGTCAAGTTGCAGATCTTGCTGGCACTATGATCGAAGGCAAAACTGCTGTGAAAAAAGCAGAGGCGCAAACTAAAATGAAAATAGCGACAGGCGAGATCGATTGGGATATTGCCGCCATGAAAGCTACTGACAACAGTTTGAAAGACGAGTGGATTACGTTGCTGTTTAGCATACCCCTCATTCTGGCATTTTGTGGCGATTGGGGTAATCAGATCGTGCAGGATGGATTTGCCGCTTTATCTAATATGCCTGATTGGTATCAGTATAGTCTTGGCGGCATTGTAAGTGCATCAATTGGGATACGTGGTGTAAGTAAATATTTCGGAGGTAAAAAATAATGTCAAGAGAAACAAAAGCGGCGAAAGGCTTGTGGACAAATATTCACAACAAGCGGAAGAGGATCGCGGCTGGAAGTGGTGAGACAATGCGTAAGAAAAATACCAAAGGTGCGCCCACAGATAAAGCAATTAAAAAATCACAAACAAAAAAGAAAAAGGCGTAGCTATGACAGAAGCGATGAAAAAATTGCAAGATAAAATTGGTGTTGGGGCAGATGGTCATTTCGGCAAAAACACTGCAAAGGCCATTGCCCAATATTATGAGCTATCAAATGAGAGAGCCGCACATTTAATGGGTCAAGCGAGCCATGAAAGCGGTCACTGGCGGCACACAAGGGAAAATCTGAACTACAGTGCCGAAAGTATGATGCGCGTCTGGCCTAGCCGATTTCCTGATCTGGCGTCCTGCGAGGGATATTCACGAAACCCATCAGCATTAGCTAACAAGGTTTATGGTGGACGCATGGGCAATAATACTGAGGCTGATGGTTCAACTTACATTGGTCGCGGATTTTTAATGATCACCGGCAAGAATAATTACAGGGCATTTAGCTCTGACATGGGCTTACCTGAGATAATGACAGATCCAGATCTGGTGGCTACAGATTATGCTTTTGACACGGCAATGTGGTTCTTTAATACAAACAAGTTATTTGACATCGCAGACGATGGCGTGAACGACGAAACCATATTAAAGATCTGTAGGCGTGTGAATGGTGGCACACATGGTTTAGTGGATAGAACAGGTGAGACAAATAAAATTTATAAGTGGTTGGAAGCATAAAAAGCATAAAATTTGCAAATAAATTGCTTGATGATTTATGTTGTTGGATTTATTTACACGTGTGGGCAATTCGGGCATGATTTGCCCACACGACATATTTATCTTTTCTTAAAGTAAACGTAACGTAGAGACTTAGCTCCAGCGTTGCCTATGATCGGCGTGGTTTTCTCGTAAGCACGATCAACTAATCCTTGCCGATACATTACGTTAAGCGTCCACGCTATATCAGATACTCCAATGGAACTGCTCAGAGCTATCATAGTCGTCGTGTATCTTTTATAACTCTTCATATGCTTTAGTATAGCGTCATACTTCTTTTGAGGTATAGGTTTGATCTTACGAAGATCATTGTCAGTCACAAAGTTTTTGTGTGACGCCTTGTTAACTGTAATCTGGCGTGGCCTCTCAAAAGTTTTATTGATGTTATTTCTGAGGCCACGTTTGATCTGCTCTTTCTCAAAATTGTACAGCAAGTGGGAATACATAATCTCATATTTATGTGTAGGCTCATCCCTCATTGCTTGGGCGACTTGTTCTTTCGACGCATAAGCGAAAGCTGGTGTTCGAGGTTGTTCAATATTGCAAGTTGCTCCTGCATCATGAACAGATAGAAGCTCCTCGTTCTCACTTCCTTGCCCTTCAGATCTTCCTGCACATTTTCGTTGAGCTTGATTGCTCTCGTCACAGCTTGATAACAATCTTTGGTTTTCATTTACGTTCTCCTCATTCATCATTTTCACGTCTCACAAATTTTCCCTGATCATCAAGAGCTGGTATTTGTCTGCTGGGTTTTTCTGGCATCTCTGGCAAAATCAATCCAGTGCCAGCGCAATTTTTGCAATCAGCCTTTTCGTACAGGTAAGTTTCATGAAAGATATTATAATCTTTTTCGAATAGTGTTTCGCCTGCGCCATCGCATTCTGGGCATGGGTAATATTTACTTGCCATTGGATAATCCTTTCGGTCTGAGCTTTGGTACAATAAATGACGAGCTGATGTAGCTTGTTTCAATGCACTGAGCCATGCTATCCAT